CGGCAGCGTCAGATGTGTATAAGAGACAGGGGTCAAGGGGGGATGGGATGATGACGTACACGGCAGATCAAATCAGCGCGCAGATCGGCGAGGTCGTCACCCGGGCGCAGGATGTCATGATGAGCGCGCTGGATGTCCAGGTCGGCAAGCGAACGCAGTACGTCCACGAGGGCGCAGAGGAGGATCTCAGGGACGCCATCGAAGATCTCAAGGCGATGACGATCGCCGGCTACTGTGACTCAGATTCCGATTGACCGGCAACGAGCGAACTACTAGGGTTTTAGTTATGGAGGAAGCTGGAAGATCCGTGAAGCCGCTCACAGAGCGACAAGAGCAAGTGGTGCGCCTCAAGCTCCAGGACTTCGACACCGAGGCCATCGCCGATGAGATGGGGATCAGTGTCAGCGGCGTCTACAACCACCTGTGCTCTCAGCCCGTCCGTGACGTCCTCGCAGCGTACCGACAGCAGCGGATAGACAAGGCTGCGGAGATACTCGCCAAAGCCACTGAGAAGGCCGCACAGTGCCTCGACGACATCGTGGGCAACGACGACGAGGACACGAAGGAACAGCGCATGGCGGCGGTGGCGATACTGGACCGCGGCGGACTCGGCCCGTCGAGCAAGACCGAAGTGAGCGGCCCCGGTGGCGCCCCCCTCGGCATCGTCCTCAAGTCCGAGGAGTACGAGGCGGAGCGGGAGAGGCTTATGGCGGAGCTGGAGGGGGTGAAGAAGTGAGATCCACTCCGACGTGCCCGATCCGAATACTCGCCGCCGCGATGACCAACAGCACGACCGAGGCCGCGAAGTGCCAAGGCGTCGCCTGCGCCTGGTTTGAGATGCGCTCTTGGCCTGAGTACATGGACGACGCTGCCGGCAATCGCACCTACACATCTCCCGCCGAGGGCAGCTGCGGGTTCAACAGACTCTCCTCCCCGTTCCAGGTGGACGTCCCGCCCGGCTTCGTGGTCGAGTGACCCACGACCCCCAACGCGCCATCATCGAGCGCATCGTAGCCTTCGAGCGCGCCAACCGGCTGGCCCACTACTTCGCCCGCGGGGCGGCACCGTGGCAACGCGAGGTCTTCGAGGACTCGTCGCCGAAGCGGTTCATCGGCAAGGCGAACAAGGTGGGCGGGAGTTACGGGCCGATCGCCGAGGAGATCGCACTAGCCCTGGGCTGCCACCCGACGTTTGACCTGCCGACCCCGAATGTCGGCATCATCTACGTGCCCGACCTGGACCACAGTTACGCCGATGACGTCTGCCGCACGATCCGGATGCTCGAGCCCGCTGGCTACCTCCACAAGTCGTGCAGCTACACCGAGTCGTCTGGGTACAAGGTCGGCGGACGCCGTGGTATCAAGTGGGCCAACGACTCACGGCACATCTTCAGATCTAGCCACCAGTCGGCCAAGTCGCAGGCTGGCATCTTCGGCGATCACGGTCTCATCAACGAGGCGCCGGCGAGGCACCTGTGGGGCGAGATCATGAGGGCGTTCAGCCTCAGCGCCACCGCGCCCATCATCATGAACTTCACGGCGGTAGACGACGACCGCAAGAGCACCCCGGAAGCCGACTGGATCTGGCCCATCCTGGACGCGCCGAACTCGCCGTGGTCGCAGTACGCGATACCGCTACGCCCGTCCTACGTGCCGCACCGCGTACCGAAGGGATGCCCCGGAGACGCGCACTGCACCATTGACGGGGGCGACTGCGAGATCGATCCGTGCAACGTGCGGCAGCAGTGGGCGCTCTGCCCGATCGAGGAACGCGCCCAGCGCATCGACGCAGCGCGAGACGCGCCGAGCTTCGACAGGTTCATCAGTGGGTTCACGGACGCGTGCATCGTCACTGACGACGATTTCCAGCGGATCGGGGTGCCGGCGCAGGTCCAGATCGGCATCACCTTCGACCACGGCGAGGCGCCAGGCCACGAGACAGAGGCCCTCTACGCGTGGTGGAAGGACGCGGGCGGCGACAACGTGGTCCTTGTCCTCGACGAGTACGGGTCACGAGGACGGACCACCAGCGCCACGGACGCAAGCTGCATCGAGGACCAACTCCAGTCCCACGGGCTCGGCCTGTTCGAGGTGGACCGCGCGCACGGCGACATCAACACGGCTGGCAAGTCCGCTGTGACGACCTCGGTCAACAGGGAGCTTGAGATCGCCTTTGCCTCACTGGTACGAGGCGACCCCAACAATCCGCCGTTCCGCATCCACAAGGCAAAGAAGGGATCGGGCTCGGTGCTCGCCGGAGCCCGCGTGCTATCCTCGGCCTGTGCTGCCGGACGGCTGTGGTTCCACGAGCGGTGCAAGCGCCACATCAACGCGATGCGCAAGTGGAAGGGCACCGACCGCGGCGAGGACTCGAAGATCAAGCACTGGGTAGACGACGTGCGATACGGTCCCGGGCCGCTGCTGGACACAACGAAACAGATCCCGGCGCAGAGCGTGCGGGTTGTATGAGAGGGGCTTCTCATGACCGGACCTGACCAATCTCCCATGGAACATGCCCTTGCCAACGTCGCGATGGCGCAGACGATCGGGCGGCTCATCAACGACCTGATAGCGCAGTCCGAGGACATGGCCTATCACGTCGCGTCGTTCCACCAGGTGCACGAGTGGACGCCGCCGCTGCCCGGTATCCCCCGCCGCGAGCGGATGGCCGTGGAGACCATCTGTGATTCCGTGAGCTTCGATCTCAGCAGGCAGGCCATCCAGTACCACCTCACGGGGCTTCTGCCGCCAGACCAGGTAGCACAGTCGTTAGCCCACGCGTTCCTGCGTCGCCGCCGGCAACTGGTGGCCGAGACGTCGTACTGCGTGGAGCGGTCAGTGTGCTGTGCCGATCCGATGGAAGCCCTGTACGAGGCCGAGTTCCAGATCGTCCGCCGAACCTCGCACGATGGCGGCTTCCACCGCGTCAGCTTGCCCGCGTACCACACCGACTTCATGATGCACTGCCGCGCCACCCAGGGCACGCACCGCCTATGCGATCCAAGCAAGGAACTGCACGGCCAGGGCCACTGCGGCACTGTCCTCGACTGCCACCACTGGACCAGCCGCGACGTAGACGAGTCGTTCGTCTGCGCCCCCGGCGCGTTCGTTATCGCCAATATCACCGCGTGGCACGAACTCCAGCGACTCCAGCACCGCCTCAGAGAGATGCACATCAGCGGACCGGCGCGGGCTGCGCTTGCGCGTCGAGTCGTGTTCCTGCGCGGCTCACAGCCCCGCGACGTGGTGTGGTGCTCGGTGGATGACGACGAGATCCACGGTGGACTATCCTTGTTAGTCGAGGCAAAAATGGGGTGTGCCATCGCCGATCCGAGTATGGTAGTCAGAATCGACGCCACGTAGGAGCTCCACCCATGGCAGACGTACACATCCTGGCCACGACCCCGCCACTCCCCGCAGACGGCGAGCAAGCCCGCAGAGCGCAGGCGCTGAAGGTCCGCAAGCTGTTCGAGGGCCAGTGGAAGGACCTCCTCGACGAACAGATGGGCAAGATGTTCGACGACGTGCGCAACAAGGCCACGGGGAAGCGGGACCTGTCCACGAACGTGATGAAGTCCGCGGTGTGGCAGCTGTCGAGGCTGTATGCGGAGATGCCGCTGGTCCACCCGCCCGAAGGCGCCACGGACGAGGACATCGCCGCTGCCGTTCAGGCAACGAAGGACGCCCGGTGGTGGTCCATGGCCACTCGCAACCAGCGCAACGTGCTGGGCATGTCCGAGTGCTTCGTACGCCCGTCGTGGAAGCGCAGCGGCGGCATGATGTACAGGATCGTGACGCCCGACACCGTGAGCGCGTCCAGCAGCCCAGACGAGCCGGATCTGCCTGACTATGTGGTTGAGGCCCGCGCCCGCGTCGTCGAAAAGGAGCGCGTCTGGACCTGGGACATCGTTGATCTGCGAGACCCGCTCAATCCGCGATTCGAGATCCAGCTTGCCGAGGAGTTCCACGGAGCGCATCAGGGCGCCGCACTGACCGAGATGTTCATCCCCGGCGGGCTGCCGAGCGGCTACCCGGATCAGTGGATCGACTCCGACAACGTGCCCGTCAATCCCTACGTGCTCTATCACAAGGCCACGACCGGGATGCTGTTCGACCCGTTCGAGAACCTGGAGATCGTGGACGGGACGCTGACCATCGCGTCGCTGTGGTCCTTCTGGCTCCACTGCGTGCGAGACGCCTCGTGGCCGCAGCGGTGGGCGATGAATGTGATCGTGGGCGGCATGGAGGTGGACACGAACAACGGCGTTCAGGGGCTGTCCAAGCAGGTCACCACGGACCCGGCGTCTCTGACGATGCTGTACGAGGGGCCAGGTCAGTTGGCGCCGTCGGTGGGGCAGTGGTCTCCAGGCTCCGACCCCTCGACGCTCGGCGACGCTATCGCCAAGTTCGAGGCCCGTCTTGGCGTCCACTTCAACATCGGCGCCGACGACTTCCACCGCAGCGGGTCCGCCGAGTCGGGTTACGCGATCTCCATGAAGCGGGCCGCTGTGCGCGAGGCCCAGAAGTCCTTTGTCCCTGAGTTCGCCCGCGCCGACGCCGAACTGATGCGCGTCACGTCCGTGATTCTCAACAACGAGACGAGCGCAGGCGTGCCGGAGTCGGGATACTCGCTGACGTACCCAGGGCTTCCGACGTCGCCACAGGAGACCAAGGAGACACTCGAGGAGCACGACATGAAGTTGGGCCGCGGGCTGGAGTCGCCCGTGGACGCGTACATGGACCTGAATCCGGGGCTGACGCGCGATCAGGCGATGGCGGACCTTGTCCGAGTCACCGAAGAGAACCGGCAACTAGCCGCAGCTGGGTGGACCCCCAGCGGCACATCGACCCCGTAAAGAGAGGGCACCATGGCAGACGAACCGATCGCACCCGCAGTCACGCCTGACACCACCGACACCGTTTCGAGGACCGACCACAACAAGGTCCAGGAGCAGTTTCGCAAGCTCAAGGCAGAGCACACCACGAAGCTCGGCGAGATGGCCGATCTCAGCTCCAAGTTCCAGGACCTCTCCGCCCTCGCAGCTGGGCTGCAGCAGCACTCGAAGGAGCGCGACGGGCTCGTGATGCAGATCGCGCAGCTGAAGAAGGCAGCGGGCGGCGACATCACCGAACTCCAGCAGCGGGCGTCAGAGTCCGACGACTGGAAAAGCAAGTACGAGGCGATCACCACGCAGCAGCCGATCGATCTGTTGCTCGCGTCAGCGGGCGTGGATGAGCCGGCAGTGCGTGACTTCGTGCGCCGCGAGTTCGAGGCCCTCGACGAGGAAGGACGCCCGGCGTTCGACGCGTGGTGGACCGAGTTCAGCGCCAACCCGCCGAAGTACCTGGCGCCGTACCTCGCAGGCACGACCGCTGTTCCCGCTGTGCCGGCCGAGGCGACAGCCCCTGTCGTTCCCGCCGCCCCTGTGGCGCCCGTCGCCCCTGCTGCGCCTGCCGTACCCGCCCCTGGCAACGAGGGGGCAGCACCGGCGCCGCCACTGGCCGTCGTCGGCAACCTCAGCGACGTGGCCAACTTCAAGAGCCAGGCCACCGACCCGGCGCAGCGCAAGGCCGACTGGGAAGCCGTGCGGGCCGAGGCGATCAAGAATCTGTAGATCGCTACTTGACACTCTGCGTTTCAGCATGAAACCCTAAAGACGCACTTTGACATCTTCCGCCCCCGTGCTGGAATGCACGTAAAACCACAGGGGCGCACATTGGCCCACCGACTCGCTGGCGTTACCAGGTGCAGGGCTCCTAGAGGGGCACGGAAGCATCTGAAAAATGGCCAACGAAGTATCTCAGGCAGGAAAAGCCGCAGATCTCGGACTCGCAGCGATTCTGAACCGCGACATCTTCGAGATGATCGCCGACATGCAGGATCTGCGTCACACCGTGATGTACACCTCGGACCCGTCCGGCACGGGTTCCGCCGTCGTCAAGATCCCCCAGGTCACCTTCGACGAGGTGATGAGCGCCCCCACCGAGGCCGGCGCCCTGGCGAACTCCGCGCTCGGCACCAGCAACGCGACCGTGACGGTTGCCCGTCAGGCGCTGCGCTACGACACCACCGACCTCTTCCAGTTCCTCGCCCCCGACGGCGGGATCGACATCGGCCGCCTCGGCGCCGGTATCGCCATGGCCTACGTGCGCAGGGTCGCCGCCCTGATCATGGATGCCGTGGACACCGCCACCAGCGTCGTTGGCACCAGCGGCGCCGCGATGACCGTCAACGACCTGTATGACGCCATCTTCACGCTCGAGCAGGCCGAGGTCCCCGCGGGCCCGTACTTCTCCGCGCTGGCGTCCAAGCAGTTCACCGACCTGCAGTCCAGCATCCGCGGCGAGGGTGGAGCCAACCAGTTCCAGGCCGCCACCGCCGACATGCTCAAGATCAAGGGCCAGGGCTTCCGCGGCTCCTGGCTCGGAATCGACTTCTACACCACCGCGCAGCTCAACAACGACGGAACCGACTACTCCGGTGGCCTGTGGGCCATGGGAGCCATCGCCGGGACCGAGCTCAAGGTGGGCGCCCTCAAGCAGAAGATCCGGCTCACCCCGGCCCTCGAAGTCGCCACCGACGAGAGCGCCGTGTTCGTCGAGATCGACCGCACCAGTTCCACCGCGATCAACGAGATCGTGGGCAACGGGTACACGGGCATCGCCAAGAACGAGGACGCCCGCGTCGTCGAGATCAAGACCAGCATGTAACAAGGCTGGAACAACCAGACCGCCCCGGCACCCATGCGGACAGAGCCGGGACCTGGAAGGACCGCACCATGGCAACGCTCAATACCCAGGCCGCCCCGGCACCAGACCTCAAGCCCCGCAGCGTGATGACGCGTGGAAGCAAGGCCGAGCATGGCCTCCCGAAGCGCGGGACGTCCGGCTACGATCGGCCGTTCGACTTCACGCACCATCCGAAGAGGTGGGCGTGGTCGCCACTGCGTGAGGGTTGGTTCCCCGACCTCGGCAGGTTCCCCCACGAGCCCGGAGCTGGCGACGTTGCCGGTGGGCCGAAGGGCGAAGCCATCCTGGCGGGCGGTGAGCAGCGGCTACGCAACGAGGAGTGGGTGATCATCCAGCCGGATAACCCGGCCGTGATCGAGTACTTCAAGACGAACCCCATCATCCACGGCGAGCCGTTCCAGGGCGAATCGTACCTGCAGGAGTGGGATGTCAAGGGCGGTGGCAAGTGCTACAAGACCGCCTTCGACAAGCCCGTGCCCATCGGCAACGACACCAACTGGATCAAGGATGAGCCGGCGTTCAACGCGTTCCTGCAGTTCCTCGTGAAGCGAGGCCAGGTGTGCGCGTTCAACCCCGTGCTGAAGCGCAGCTACATCCGCCGCCAGCAGGACAGCACCGACCGCGCCCTGATGGCCGTCCAGGAAGACCCGACGGACCTCAAGCGCAGCAGGTACAAGGCCGCGCGCCTCAAGCTCGCCGAGATGCGAGACGAGGACCGAGACAAGGCGCTGCACGACATCGCCGAGACGTCGGGCAACATCGTGATGCAGCACTCCGCCCCGCAGGCCGCCCCCGTGGCCAACGGTGACGATCAGCGCGCGATGCTCTCGATGCAGCAGCAGATGGCCAGCCTCCACGCCGAGTTGGTCGAGATGAAGAAGGACGCGGTGACCGCCGCGAAGCCGAAACGCAAGCCTGCCAAGCGCAAGCCTGGACGGCCGAAGAAGGTCAAGACCAGTGGGTGAACAACGCGACAAGCGCGCGGCACTCGAGGGCATGAAGGCACGTCTACGCAAGGCGGGCCACAGCTCTGAGTCAGCAGCGAAGATCGCAAAGGACGCCGCTAGAAGGTCGGACCGCCGAACGAAAAACTGAATCAAGGTCCGCCCGCGAGAGCGGGCCGCTATCCAGGAGGTAGCCGACCATGGGTTCCCCACCGACCGCACAGCCGAGTCCCCGCACGTGGCAGCCTGGCGGGCTGCAGAATGCCGCCGCTTTCCGCGAGGTCGTGATCTCGCCGAGCGCAGACCCCAACGATCTCAGCGGAGCGACCACCCTGTCCAGTGGAACAGGTGTCCCGACCCACACGCGTGGTAACGGCTCCCTGTACTGGAACAACACCACGGGCGACCGCTACGTCCGCGCCAGTGGCCTGTGGGCCGTGGACAGCGCAGGCGGCCTCGAGCTGGTCACCGAGCCCGGCGCCGGCATGAGCGCGGGCGATCTTGTCTACATCAGTGGCAACGACGGCACCGACCCCGAGGTCACGCTGGCCACCAACACCGACCTGGACACGCGCTCCACCCTGGTGCTACTGGAAGACATCGCGACCGGCGCAGTCGGCGCCGCGACTGGCATCGCCGAGGTTGGCGGGCTGAACACCCTCGCGGGCTCCGTCGGCGACAAGGTGTACCTCGACACCGCGGGTGGCTGGACCCTCGTCGCCCCCACTGCCGCGACTGACATCGTGCAGGAGGTCGGCGTCATCAAGGTGGATTCCGCCACCGTCGGCGTCATCCTCTTCTACCCGGGCTACACGAAGCTCCAGGGGATCGAAGCCTCGGACATCATGGGCCTGACGGCGACCGCTGCCGAGCTCAACTACCTCGACCTCACCGCCGCGATCGGGACCGTCACCGCGTCCGAGGCGCTGGTGGTGGACGCGAGCAAGGACATCGGCGAGCTGGGCGTCGTGCAGGCAGCGCAGCTGCTCCGCGACAGCAACGACCTGGACGTCACCACCACCACCACCGGCTCCGTCAACGTGGACGGCGTGGACGGCGTGAACATCGAGTCCAGCGGTGGCGTCCTGCGCATCGGCGCCGACGCGGTGGCCCAGGCGGTCGCCATCGGAACGGGCGCAGCCGCCCGCGCGATCACCATCGGCAACGCTGCGAGCGCGAGCCTCGACATGGAGTCCGGCGTCGGCGGGGCTACCCTGCAGGCCGACACCACGATCGACATCGACGCAGGTGGCGCGGTCTCGATTGACGCGGTTGGAGCATCCAACCTCACCAACGACTCCGGGCAGCTCCTCATCAACACGACCACGGCCGGAAATATCGACGTGTTCGCCGCTCAGGTCCTCGGCCTGCGCGGTGTCACGGCCACTTCGGTTCTGGACGGAGCCGATCCGTCCAAGATCATGGGGCTGGATGCGTCGGCCATCACCACCGGCAACGCGCGAACGCTGACCATGGCCGACATGGACGTGAGCCTGGACCAGCTGACCACCGCGCCGACGCTGACGCCCGGTGCCGAGGCTGCCGACGTGATCGCCATCACCTTCGCGTCGCCCGTGGGCAGCGTGGAGCGGTACATCGTCAAGGCCCTGGACGACACCACGATGCAGGTCAACACGGCCGCCTTCACCATCGCCGAGACGGGCGTGGGCGCCGAGGTCAGCCCGACCGCCCGCGGTCAGTTGATCTTCACCACCGACGCCAGCGGAGACGCGACCGTCTCGGTCACCGACGTCGCCGGCGCTTCTGGAAAGACCGTGTGGGTCACCGTCGAGCCGCTGTTCGCTTCCGCCGACCAGGCGCAGGCGTGCGCGCCCGTCACGGTGTCGATCACGTTCGACTGATAGTGCTATCCCGGGCCGGGGGCGGTGACGAAAGCCCCTCTCTTCGCCCTCGGCCCTGGGGTTTTTGAAAGGACCTGATGACGGTAGAGACCCGATACTCGGCTCGCTTTCGCCTGATGGACCTCCTCGTCCGCGGGGAGGACAACACCATCGCGTGTCCCGTCTACTACGAGGGGGCGCTTGTGGTGCCGACCCTCGCCGGCTCCGTGCTCACCGTCACCGACGACAGCGGCACTGCGATCGTGAACGCGCAGGCGGTCACCATCACCGACGGGGTAGCCTCGTACACCATCCCAGAAGCCACGCTGCCATCGACGACCGCGCTGGCGATGGGCTACGCGGTGCGCTGGTCACTGCAGATCGAGGGCAAGCCGTACCACTTCCGCAACACCGCGTGCGTCGTGCTGTCGCGCCTGTACTCCCCCGTAGACCAGACCGACCTCACGGACATCCACAGCGACCTCATGGCCTACCTGGACGCGGGTTCCAAGCGCAGCTTCCAGCCGTTCCTCGATGACGCCCTGATGGACGCAGAGCGGCGTCTGCTGCGGGGCGGCCGTCGCCCGTGGCTCATCCTCGACTCGTGGGGGCTGTTCGACGTCATCAGGACCAAGACCCTGGAGCGCATCTTCCGCAGCTTCCAGACGTCCACGAGCACTGACCAGAAGTACGGCAAACTCGCAGACCAGTACGCCAAGGAATACGAAAAGGCGTGGCAGACGCTCGACCTCAACCTGGACTATGACCAGGACGACCTCCCCTCTCCCGGCGACAGTGACCACCAGTCCGGCGAGCCCCCCGTGTTCCTGGGGCGAGTGGCCAACGGGTGGAACCTGTGACCGACATCACCTACCGCGAGCTGCGCGCCGGAATCACCGAGGCTGTCACGTCCGTCGGCAACGGGCTCACGTACAGCAAAAAGGTGCTTCTGCTCGAGGAGGCGCCCGATCCGCTGCTGGGCCGCAAGCTGTTCACGGTGGACTGGCCGCAGGACCGCAACACCGAAAAGACCCGCGGCTATCCCCGCCTGCGCATGGGTCCTCGTGTGCTGCTGCGTATGGCTCACCGCGTGGATCTAGACAACCAGGTTGCCACGCAGGACACCCGTGACGACGACGCGCAGGCGACCATGGCGTCCCTGGCCGACTACTCCTACGAGCCCATCGGGAAGATCCGCCTCAAGTACGAGTCGGGCCAGCGCATCACGCACTCGTCCGCCGAGTGGCTGTTCACGGATCTGTACTTCGACTGCGAGTTCGATCTCTCGCTCGTAAGGGAGCAGTGATGGCCGCAGTGGAGCTCCAGCCCGTGGACCTGACGCAACAGGTCGAGGCCATGGCGCGCGAGATGGTCGCCGATGCCGTATCACAGGCCCGTGAGACCGTCGCAGCCGTCGAGGCCCCCGCGCTGGGCGCTGTACTGCCTTCGTTCGCAGCGCTGACCGCAGCGGCGAACCTGGGGCCGTCTGTGAAGGAGTCCGCGCGCATGACCCCGGCCGAGATCATGGAGCTTCAGGATGAGGAGCGCGAGGAAGACCGACGCAGGTCGGCCAAGCGGTTCGTGCTGAGGAGCGGGATCTGATGCCCATCACCGGCAAAGGCGGGCGCCCCGTGGCGAGCCTGTCCTTCGAGGACCGCGCGGCGAGCCTCGGCACCGAGGCCATGGTGGACCTGCGACGGACGATGTTCGAGTACGCGCGCAACGTGGTCGAGCCTATGATCAAGCGCGACTGGCCGAACCCGTCGAACTCAGGCCCGCAGGCTGACGACCAGCCCAGCGAGTCGATCGGCCGATCAAGCGGCGGATGGTTCGCAGCCCTGGAGCCGGGCGTGCGCAACCTCGTGGTCAACATGTTCAACGACGTGGAGTACTCGAAGTTCGTTCACTTCACGGGCGGCGAGTCTGGTCCCCCGGGCGACGCGATGATCGCAGCCCAGGCCACGCTTGATAAGGAAATGCCCGGCGTCATGCCAGAGCTAGAAGCAGTGCTACAGCAACACCTACGACGGATCGGCGAGGCGTCGGTCTAGGAGGATACCCAATGCCCGAAAGCACCGTGATCAAAGTCGTGAGGGATGGCACGCTGACGCTATCTGACAACGGCGGCGCCAACACCTACGAGATCGCCTACGAAGATGGCAACCTCGTCTCGAACATCCCCGGCGAGGTCGTCAACAACTTCCTCGACCGCAACCGGATCGGAGCCACCCCGTCGCTGCGGTTCGGCGCTGACCAGCCGATGACGTTGAGTTTCACCGCCAACCTGCGCGACATCTCCGACGCGGCCTACGAGACGCTGCCGGAGTTCCTGACGCGCACCGGCGACGTGGGAAGCAACTGGGTCGGAACCCTCGGCGCAAATGGGGAAGTCCCGGTCTACACGTTGACCTGGGACCTGGAGGGAACCGGCCATGGTGATCCGACCGACCACCAGGCGGTCTATCCCTTCTGCTACCTCAGCGGCACCATCTCCGAGGGCGACCCGGACACGATCGCCATGACCATCACCAGCTACGCGGTCCGCCCGTCGAGCGTGACCTGATAGGAGGACGACATGGCTGACTCTGTGGTAACGAAGATCCTCGCTCGCATCCAGGCGACCCGCACGGTCGGCATGGGCGTTGGCACGCAGAAGTACCCCGCCACCGTCGAGGAGGCCCTGGACTGGCCCGACGGGACATCCGCGAGCACCGCGGACGAGATGTGGACCGACGACGCGGGAAGCGTGGGCGCTGGCGCCAACGACGATCTCGACCTGACTGCGCTTGCCCAACTCGACGACGACGGCGATGCCACCGGGCGCACTGTCAACTTCGCCAAGATCAAACTGCTGTTCATCCGCAACACCAGTTCCGCTGGCAATCTCGCTGTCGGCGCGGCAGCTGCGAACCCGTGGATCGACTCCGTGGGCACCGAGGGGTGGCTTGACGCAGCATCCGACATCCTCAATATCCCGAATGGTGGGTTCGAGATGATCGGATTCCCCGCTGGCGTGGTAGTCACCAACGGCGCATCTGACATCCTGCGGATTGCCGGTGTCGGGTCCACGCAGACTTACGAGATCATCATCATCGGCGACGCCGCCTAGGAGGCTGACATGAAGCACGGACTGAAAAAGGACATCGAAGCTGCCGAGGCGTGCTACGCCGTGATCGTCGAGCGACCGCCGCGAGCCCGGTTCAACCCCAGCGGCGGACCCACGAACACCGTGGCCCGCAAGACGCTGACCAAGGCCACGCATCTGATGAAGGCGGCGATGGCGCTGCTGGACGAGTTGCCTGACCTCGAGGACGCGGTGAAGCCGGAACCGAAGAAGAAGAAGGCCAAGAAGAAGGCCAAGAAATAGTCACCACCAACGAAAGAGAGGGGCACCCATGAAGACCCGAACAGACGAGCGCAAGATCCCGGACCTCCCGCATTACTGGCACGCTGTGATCGGCACCAACGGCGAGCACGTATTTCGTATCCCGTCGCAGCTGGGCTGCCTCAAGCTGAGTCGTAAGACGGCGAAGCTGCAGGAGGCAAGCGAGGACGGCACCGAGCGCGCGATCACCAACCTGGCTCACGCGGGCATGATGATCGGCGAGATGTGGGCGCATCCCACGGAAGACCTCGAGACCGACCGCGCCACGCTACGCAACGACGCGGAGTACGGAGAGGCCATCCACGAGGAGCTCCACGAAGCGGGGTACACATCCAAGGACGTCAACGACCTGATGACCGGGCTGTCCGAGCGAGTGCGTGCCGAGATTACGGGCTCCGAGGACGTGGCCAAGCGGGAGGATTTTACCGAAGCCAGCGTGGACACTGGGACCTGATCGCGCTGGACATCGGGATTCATCTGCTACGCGACCCATGGGGCTTTTATCGGCTGACACAGGAGGAGCGGGTGGATCTGCTGGCCTACCACACGATCGCAACGACGCCCGGCGACGATCTGCGCTTGCACTTGCTCCAACCCCTCACGGTCGATGGGCACTACGAGTCGATGTCACGCGTCTACGCCAAGCCGCGCAAGCCGCCCGCCAAGACCACCGACATCGGCCAGGTGTCCGCCATCGCTCGCCACATGAAAGCGGCAGGCAACAGCGACAAGGCCATCGCCGCCGCGCTGGGGTTGAGTCATGACTGAGGTTCTACGCTGGGAACTCGACGCCTCACAGATGGAGGGGTCGCTTCGGTCTGCATCCCAGGCCATGGACGCCACACGCTCCACTGCGTCCGATCTCGGCGACTCGATGGACTCGGCCATGGCGCAGGCTGCCGAGGGCGCTGACGGGGCGACAGAGGCGGTAGGAGACCTCGGCGACGAGACCACGGACGCGGGAGGCAAGGGCACCGAGGCAGGCGCTGCATTCGGCGCGGCCTTCAAGGGCATTGCAGCCGGCGCCGCCATCGCTGCCGCCGCTGTCGCTGGCATCGCAATCGCTGCGGTGAGCCTGTCCGACGAGGCCAACGTCATCGCCAAGCAGGCCGCGGTTGTTGGCGAGACGGCCGAAGACTTCCAGGTCCTTCAAGGCGTGTTCGACCTGATGACCGACGGGTCCGTCAACGCGCAGATGGCCCTGGTCAAGCTCAACAAGGGCCTCGACGACGCAGCATCCGGGATTGGCCCGGCAGCCGAAGCCCTCGAACGACTGGGGTTGTCCGCCGACGAGTTGATCCAGATGAGCGCGATCGACCGTATCGCGACCATAGGCGACGCGGTGGGCACGCTCGACAACAGGGCAGCTCAGACGCTTGTGTCCATGGACCTGCTGGGCCGAGCGGGCTTCGCGCTGGTGCCGGCCATGGCAGCGGGTGGCGAGGCCATCAGGGACGCTGCCGACGACTTCCGCGGCGCGGGCGTCATCTCCAACGAGCTCGCCGCCGACTCCGAGGTGCTCCAGGACGAGATCCTGTTGCTGGGGCAGTCGCTGTCGTCCCTGGCAAACGAGGGCCTGGAGCCGGTGATCCCGCTGCTCTCCGACATGGCCGCGGGCGTTCGCGAGGTGATCGGCGCGGTCAAGGAAGACGGCGCAATCGACGAATTCACCGAGTCGATGAACCGCCTCGGGCAGACCGTGTTCATCGTCGAGGAGGAGTTCGACCTCTGGGACGAGATCATCACCGCGGCCATCCACAACCTGTCTCGGATGGTCGACACGGTCGCCCTTCTGCTCGAGGTCGGCGGCCTGCTGCCGAAGGCCCTCGACAGCTGGATCACGGGCTCCGACCGCCTCGACCAGGCACTCGTCCGCGTGGACGCGAACCTCACCGCGCTGCTCGGCAAGCTCCACTTGCTGTCGGGCGAGTCCCAGGCCGCCGGCAAGAACCTGGAGATCGAGGGGAACAAGGCCGGCGATGCCGCGGTGAAGAACGCCGAGCTCCGCAACGAGCTCAAGCTGCTCACCGAAGCCAACGAGGACTTGCGCGACGAACTCGAAAAGCCAGTCAAGCCTGCGGCCGGCGCCGCGCTGACAGAACTCGTGGACCTTGCCGCCGTCCGTGACACCGGCGACGCGCTCACCACAGCGGCAGAAGAGATCGCAGCGCAGACCGAGGGCATCTGGGAGCTCTACTACGACGCGATCAACGCGATGGAGATGGAAGCGTACCAGCTGCGCCTCGACCACGCGCGCGATCTCGCCAACGTAACACTGCAGTCCACGTCCGACGCGTTCGGCGGCATCTCTGCCCTTGCCGATGCCACGTCAGTGATGCTCTCGCAAAGCGGCGATGAGTTGACCGAGGAGCAGAAGAAGCGCGCGCTGGACGCGTGGGTCATCGGACAGCAGACCGCAGCCGCGCAGGCGACGATTAGCGGCGCTCTGGCCATCGCAGCAGCCGCAACGACCCCCTTCCCTGGGACGATCCCCGCGGTCATTGGAGCGACGGCGCTGGCGGCCGGTACTGTGATCAAGATCCAGTCAGCGCAGCCGCCAAAGCTCCACACGGGCGGTCTGCTGGACAACGAGATCCCGTTCATCGGCCAGGAGGGCGAGAGCGTCAACAACAGGCTGGGCACGAGGACGATCGGCGAGGAAGGGTTGCGCAGAATCAACCGCGGCGAGGGGATGCCGTCTGGACTCACTGTCATTAACAAGGTGAACAACCGCACGACCAACGTGGCCAGTCACGAGGCCATCCGCACCCGCAGCGGCGAGCTATACGACGAGACCGTCCGGACCGTGCAGCCGAAGTCAGGCACGCGCGTACCGACGTGGGCGAGAGGCTGATCCATGGGCACCGAGATCGCCAAAACGCATTTCCAGGGCATCCTCCTCGGCGACGAGCAGATCAGCAACGACACCTTGAAGGACAAGGGCTCTGGAGGCACGGATAGCGATTACACGCAGAGCGGGCCGTTCCCGGGCGTGCCGGAGCCCGCGGTTGATTCGCACATGGCGCTCGAGGCCAGCGGAGCGCAGGCCCAGAACGCCCACCTTGAGGTGGTGACGCTTCGGGCCGGACACCCCGGGCCGGAGATGGCGGGGTTCGGATTCCGCGACGTGCAGGCCGGCGACGCAGCCGACGAGATCAAGGGCCAGGACCCATACGTCGCGATGTCCGGCTGGAACCCGATCTCGTGGACCGCTGTAGCGCCGTCGCAGAACAACACCGTTGACGTGCTGCGCCTGCAGTCGGGCAAGCTCATGATGACGGGCGTGACGGACGCCGCCGACGTCCCGAAGATCTACGTCTTCGACCCGGACACCGACGCGTGGGGCGCTGTGACAGACCCCGGTATCCCCGCCGAGACCACGTTTCTCCCGACCGCGCTCGTGCAGCTGCCGAGCGGTCGCGTGCTGCTGTTCGCGCAGAACAACAACCCCGTACAGATGGACGTCTACCGCACCGACGACGAGGGGCAGACGTGGGCGCCTCACTCATACGCGGCGCTTCAGTCCAACGTGTTCAGCTCAGGATTCACCAGCAAGCGATACTGCGCGGCGTACAACAACGGGCAGATTCTCCTCGTCGTGTGGATTCGCAACACGGCGGGCCCTTACCTGTCCATGTCGCAGTACGCCAGCGACGACAACGGCGGATCGTTCCAGCAGGTTGACGCGGACCTGTACGTCAGCACCGGATCGGGCCGACAGACGTGGTGGCCGCAGATCACCGACGTTCCGGGCGGCGGGTTCGTCGTGGCGACGTGGGAGCACACGGGCGCGCAGTACGCCTATCACGTCCGCAAGATACACAGTGCGTTCCAAGCTGCATCGGACGTCACGCCGCAGACCATCACCCCGCTGCAGGGCGTCAACCTCTCCGTGGGACTCACGACGTGGACCGACGAGGACCAGATCCTCTACATCCTCGCGTCCGACCTCAACGGCGCCGGATCGGAACGCTACTACAGCCTGTTCCAGTCCGACGACGGCGGCGAGACGTGGGACCTCTACAACTACAACGTGTGGGGCGTCCCCAACGCGACCGAGTATCTCCAGGACTTCGACGTGGCGAGCACGGGCGGCCGGGCGATCCTCGTGTCCAGATTCGTGGCCGCGGCCGGCTCCTATGACGGGCAGTCCGTGACCTCGCTTGCGCTCGGCGGGTTCAGCTCACACACGGTCCCGCTGCTGGACGAGACGACCTCTGACCGCAGCTTCGCCAACGTCCAGCACTTCGGACACGGGAGCCGGTCCGCTGCGTCGCTCACCGGCCTGACGTACATCCCGATAGCTACCCCCGACACGATGGGCTGGGCGCTGTCCGGTGGCGCTGGTGGCACGGGAACGCTCACCGCGGCGGGCGAGTTCCAGATCGACACCACGGGCGGCGGCGCTGTCACGCGGTACTACTCCGTCCAGTACACCGCCGACAAAGAGGAGCTATTCAGCGAGTTTGGGCTGCAGGTTGACGCTGGAGGCTCACAGGTTACGGACGACTGCAGCGTGCGCCTGCAGCTATCCGACGGCGCCACGTATGGTCACATCGTGATCCTTCGGTTCAACACAGCGGGCTTTGCCGTGTTCGACCTCGCGGCCGGCGGCAACATCTTCACGCAAGCCCTCGACATGACGAGCATGAGGCACATCCGCGTGGCCATGGAAAGCCCCGGCGCGGACGTCAACACCGGCAAGGTGCGAGTGTGGTTCTCCGAGGACGAGCACATCAGGGATTGGACCGAGGCGGGCGGAAGCAATGCGGTGAACAGCGACTCCGGCGCGTCTGGTCTGCGAGACCGTATGGAGTGGGGATGCAGGGCCGCCACCAACACGCTCGTGTGCCAGTGGGAGGCGCCCGTCGGGTACAACATGAACGTCTCCACGTTCGGCTTCACCTGGAACGCCAGGGCCGAGGGCGTCTACGCCGCGACGTGGGACAACCCGGATGACGTCCACCCCTTCTCTGCGCCCACCGTGCCGCTGCTGCTGAAGGGCGAAACCAAGGTCAAGGCGGTCAGCGGGCCCACGAAGATCGGCGACTCCTGGGACATCGAGCCGGGCTACACCTACCCGATCGAGGCCATCGACTCGAACTTGCATCCATCGCCGCGCGAGCCGTGGCGGTCGAATACCGACGTCGCAGCCGTTGACATCGTGTGGGATGCCGAGTCCCTGTACGACAACGGGTTCATGGACAACTCGACGATCGGCCTTGCCCTCGTCGGCATCAACTTCAAGTCCGCGTTCCTGCAGGGCTGGAACGGCGCAGCGTGGGTGACTATCTCGTCCATCGACGCGTCCGAGGGGTACTCAACGCTAGCCTTCGAGCGCAAGGGCCGCAGGCTGCAGCCACGGACGGCAGTGTCCACCAGCGGCGATCGGTATCTGTGGTTCGAGGACCACGCTGGAGACACGATAGATCTCGGCGCCACGGGCGGTGAGGGCGACAACCGCTACCACAAGATCGCGCACAACACCGAGGGCGCGTGGAAGGGCAGCGGCACCACCACGAAGCGGCCGACGGTCACGCTGGCCACGGACAACCTCGACGGCGCCGAGGTGGCCACGGGGACGGCGGACATCTGGCGCCGTGACGTGCTGGTGATAGAGCACGAGTACATCGCAGCCTATGACCAATTCCGCCTGCGCATCGCCTCGCAGGACACGGCGGACGGGTACTTCCAGATCGGCACGCTGCTGTTCGGCTCGCTGGCCATCTTCGGCAAGAACCACAGCCTCGGCTACTCCACGCTGCGAGACCCGGCGGTGGAGATCGTGGAGACCACCGGCCGCAGGCGGTCGAGTCGTAAGCTGGCGCCGCGTCAGCGCGAGTACGAGTTGTCGTGGACGGACACGATCATCGACAACACCACCGTGGAGCTCGACGAGCCCGACCCCGATTACGTGGCTGGCGAGGACGGTGGGCTTCCCATCGCAACGCCGTTCGATACCATCCGCGTGGTCGAGGGCGTCCTGGAGCGCATCGAGCACCGCAAGCCGATCGTGCTGTGCAGGTACATCCCGCAGAGCACCAGCGGCGGCGGGACCACGCACCAGATACTTGACCGCAGGCTGTGGATGCTTTGCCGGGCGTCGAACCCGACGAACACCACGGCCATCCTCGGCACCGAGGGCGTTGACGAGGCCGAGCAGCTGGATACCGTGACGTTCATCGAGGAGGTGTAGTGTCCGAGGTCGCCCCAGAAACAGCCCGATTCACCTACGCGGACCTGCTGTCTGGGCAACTCACCGCGCTCGTTGATCTGGAGTGGGCCGGTGTGACTCTGCGGCTGGCAGAGAAGGACGAGATCGCGCCCATCGGTGACGGTGGGGCGGACGTGGCGTACTTCGCGGGCCTCGAGTGGGGCGGCAGTATGGAGCGGATGATCGACCTGTTCGCCGACCAACCCGACAGCGCATCCGTTGACGTCACGCTTCACACGTACCCGCGGCTCGTTGTGCCCGACCTGATCGCCAACGGCTACCCACTCGGCGGCGCAAAGGCCAAGTTTCGATGGTGGCTCCGCGGCACGGACCGCGTGATGACCGTGGTGGATGGCCGGCTTCGTGACCCGTCGTGGGACGTCTCGCCGCTTCCGGTCGTCGGCACCATCGAAGAGGCGCCGTTCCTGGACGAGGGGCAGTGGCCGCCCCCGCAAGCGCGGGTCACGTCGGACACCTACGCGAACCACGACGCTGCCGTCAGCGGTGAGTTTTACCCGCAGGTCATCGGCGCTCCGGGCAAGTCTGGCGGCCATCTGCACTCGACGCCTGCGTTGATCATCAACACCGTTGCCCGTCACGCGCTTGTTTCTGATGGTCACGTTGACGCAGTTGGCAGCGCACTATGGATCGAGAACACCAGCACAGGGAATGGTGTATACGCAACGATTGTTGCAGATCACGACGCCCTCGGCCGGCCGGTCTCGACCGTGGACATCTTTGGTTCTGGCATCTACGCTGCGGGTGATTCGTACTGGTGCCGCTGGCACGACGCAGCAGGCGATCCGCTGTACGGGCTCGTGGACGGCGGCGAGGCGGTGAAGACCGCCTATCAGGTGATGCGATGGTGGCTCCGTCGCTCGACCGTGCGATGGGATGCTGGGCGCGTGGCCGTGCTGTCGTCGATGCTCTCCGCGTACACGATCGACTGTTACGCCATGGCCGACCCGGACACGAGGATCACGCCGTACCACTGGGTCCAAGACCACCTGTTGCCCATCTTGCCCATCTCCGCGCAGTTCGGCCCGAATGGGCTGTACTTCGTTCACTGGGATTACTTCGCCGACTCGACGTACTCGGTCCTGGATGTGGTGGAGGGGCTCAACGCCGACCGCGTGGGCGCCGTGGACACGACCAACCTCGACGACGTGCGGTCCACCATCGTCATCGGCTACCAGTACGACGCGGACAAGGGCGAGCACAACGGCCGGATCGTGCTGTCTGGTGATCCCGTCGTCCTGGACACAGACGACGACGCCACGCCGGATCTGTTCCTCAAGCGCACGTTCCAGCAGTACGGGACCACGAAATCGATCACGTTCGAGACTGAGGTTGTAGAGGACGCGGCGACGGCTGGTAGAATCGCGCAGTGGAAGGCACGCAGGTATGGTGCGCAGTCGTACCGCATGGCCTATGCCATCCAGTCGCCGATGATCGCGGCCCACTTCCCCGGGGCCGTGGTCAAGATCACGGATACAAGTAGGGGTTTTGACGAACGAATCGCCTTGATAGAGTCGCTGCTTTACGAAGCGAGAGACCACGTTGAGGCTGTGCTGGTGATGCCGTCCATGGACAGCGGACATCCAGCGTAGGAGACGAACATGGCATCCACTGAGCTACGAGCAAGCAAGATCCAGGCGCTGACGACGGGCTATCTCGCCACGGAGTTCGAGGTCAGGGGGGCGAAGGGAATCGAGGTGTGGCTGGATGACCCGCTGATCGCCTTCACCGTCCGATACAAGACGGGCTCCGGCGGCGACTACGTGTTCCGTGAGGTGGCTGCCAACGGCACTCGGTACTATGAGGGCGGCGGGGCCCCGGGCCAGGCGATCCTCGTCAACGTCAAGGCGGCATCGGGAACACCGAACGCCCACATCTTGCCGACATGGTAGGAGGCAGCCATGCCTGAGAAGTACAGCGACATCATGCAGAAGCGCGTCTACGACACCAACGACGACGGCATCGTGGATGCCGCGGACGTCGCCGACGGAGTGGACGAGGACACGGGCGCAGGCCCGCCGTCCGGCACCGGCACCGAAGGACGCCCGTACTACGACACCACGAACGACAAGCGGTATCTGCCGCAGCCCGACGATCTCACGACGTGGGATCTGGTTTCGGGTTAGGAGCCACC